AAATTATTCGTGTAAACATTACTATTGAAACAGATGAAGATGATCTTATTGGCGGTTTCCGTCTTGTTAATGGTGAGACCGTATGGCACAATGGCCCAGTCATTGAAGCACTCGAACGAGGTGCAATCTTGCTCCTTGACGAGATCGACCTTGCCTCCAACAAAATCCTCTGCCTTCAAAGCGTCCTTGAAGGAAATGGTCTTTTCCTTAAAAAGATTGGCAGATACGTTGAACCCAGAGCAGGATTCAACATACTTGCCACCGCAAATACTAAAGGTAAAGGTTCAGACGACGGAAGATTTATTGGAACTAACGTGCTCAATGAAGCATTCCTCGAAAGATTCCCAGTTACCTTTGAGCAGTCCTACCCAACCCCAGTAACAGAGAAGAAAATTCTAGGTGGTATTGCTGCTAAATTGGGTGTTACTGATACTGAATTCTGTCAGAGATTAGTTGATTGGGGCGACATCATTCGTAAGACATTTTACGATGGTGGTATTGAAGAGATTATCAGTACAAGAAGATTGGTTCACATTCTTCGTGCATACTCTATCTTCAAGAATAAGCAAAAAGCAATTCAAGTTTGTATCAACAGATTTGATGACGAGACAAAGCAATCATTCCTTGAGTTGTATGACAAAGTGGATGCTGACTTTGAAATGGACAAAAAAGAAGACGCAATGTATGCAAATGATGAATCTGTGGGTTAATTACAAAAAGATTCTGCACGAAACGCTTCCTCTCCATAACGGAGTAGGGAGCGTTTGGGCTACTTGGGAATCTAAAGGTACATACTTAACCGCAAAAACTTATACAACTCCATATATAATTAAGTCAAGAGAAGTGGAGATCTGGAATGAAAAATCTTGCATATACAACAACATCATCTATCCTAAAACAGGCAGTAATCTTCCATGTTTTGGTATGGATCTTATGGGATTCTTTGACAAGAAGGTCATTATTGTCTTTGATTTTCAACATCCTGTAGAAAACTATTTGTTCTCTGTTGATGGTTTACCAAAACAAGAAGGTAATATAAGGTTCTTTGAACCTGGTAATCATTTTTCAGAAAACATTTATGTAGTCAAGTGTACTATGGGTGAAGTTGATGAACATCTTGATATGTTTAGAACTTACTTGACAAAGTTTAAAGATATGGTAGAATTAAAGAAACCAACTGGTAAAGACACCAGTTACTATAAAGACTTTGATGCTTATATGACTAAACTTGATCCAGTATCAGGATATCTGTCTGGTAAGTTTGGAAAAGAAAAAGCAGAGAGTCTTGTAAACGATTTTCTATTTACATATGGTTAATGCATGGAGTTTAGCAGCATCTATTTTAAATGGAACATTTGATGAGGATTATCCAATCATGAATAAAAAAGAAATAGAGCATTCGGATGCTTACTATGATTACAAACGTAATGATCCAAATAGAGAGAATCCTTTTACTGATCCTGCAGATCGAGCAAGAGCAGAAAGAGTGGTAGGAAACACTGATAAGGATTTGGAATCTATCAAAAACTCTGGTGGATTTGAATGGACACCAGGTTCTCCTTGGCCACCATCAGAATTTGGTATTAAACAAGATGATGGACTTGATTATGAAGACGATTACTACAAAACAAAAATGGATTACGAACCACAAAGAAATCACCAATACAAATATCACGAAGAACAAATCCTAAAAGATATTGAGGAGTATGTATCTTCAACTTATCAAGGTCACTATACTGGATCGAAACACGAATTTCGTAAAGTGCAAACTATTGATTTGATGGCAGCAAGAGATATCGCATCAAATTTTTGTCAAGCAAATATTCTGAAATATGGAAGTCGTTATGGAAGTAAAGATGGTAGAAATAAAAAAGACTTGCTAAAAGTAATACATTATGCTATGCTGTTATTACATTTTGATGGACATTATGGAGAACCATCAATGCCCTCTGGTAACTTTGATCAAATGCCCTAACTATGAAACTTCAATCTGACAACATGAAACTATCTGAAAAAACAATTGCTTTATTGAAAAATTTTTCATCAATAAATCAATCTATTTTATTTAAAAAAGGAAATGTTCTCCGTACAATGTCTGTAATGAAAAATATTCTTGCAGAAGTAGATATTGAAGAATGTTTTCCTCAAGATTTTGCAATCTATGATCTTGTTCAATTTCTAAATGGAATATCATTATATTCTGATCCAGATCTTGATTTTGAAAATGAATCACATCTCACAATTCGTGAAGGTAGAAATCATAGAACAAAATATTTCTTTGCCGATCCAAGTGTAATTGTTGCACCCCCAGAAAAATCTTTGACACTTCCAAGTGAAGATGTAAGTTTTACAATTGACACAAATAATTTAACTCAACTTCTTAAGGCAGCAGCAATTTATCAATTGTCAGATCTATCTGTTGTTGGAAGTAATGGTGCTGTAAAATTAGTTGTTCGTGACAAAAAGAATGACAGTTCAAATGAATTTGCGATTGCAGTTGGTGAAACTGACAAAGAGTTTTCATTTAATTTTAAGGTCGAAAATATTAAAATTTTACCTGGTACTTATGAGGTAGTTATATCTAAAAAACTACTTTCCAGATTTATAAATAAAAACTATAATCTAACATATTACATCGCATTGGAACCAGATTCAACTTTCAAATAATGAAGTATATTCTTTATAATGAAGAGCATGAACATCAAGGAACTTTTCCTTCTGTTGAAAAGTTAAGAAACTTTCTTTGTGACAGAAAATACGATAATAAATGTGACTTTGATATTTCTTGTACTTTTGATTATATAAGATCTATTAATTGGTATTTTGATATTGAAGAGTAAATTATGACATCATCAATTGTATTAGTCACGGGCGGTTTTGATCCTTTACATAGTGGTCACATTGCCTATTTTAAATCAGCAAAATCAATTGCACCTTTGAGTCCATTAGCAGTTGGTCTGAATTCAGATGAATGGTTGAGACGTAAGAAAGGAAAACCTTTTATGCCAATAAATGAAAGAATTGCAATTGTTCGTGAATTAAAAATGGTTGATGTTGTTATTGAATATGATGATAATGATGGTACAAGTAATTCTGCTATTGAACAACTGTTGGAAATATATGATAAGGTAATTTTTGCTAATGGTGGTGATCGTCATAATGAAAATGTACCTGAGTATGAAAAGTTCAAAGATAATAATAATGTAATATTTCGATGGGCAGTTGGGGGACTTAATAAATTAAATAGTAGTTCTTGGATATTGAGTGAATGGGAAAATAAAAAATGATGTATCATAATAATTTTTTTACTGATGAACAATGGGAATGTATCAGAGTATGTGTCGCAAATGCACCCATACCTTATGATATAACTAAAAAGAAAATACCTGCTTCTATCTTAGAAAAGATAGGGCAACCAACCAGAAAAGAATACCAAGGAGAAATCCTAGTAGAATGTGATTTGGAGAAGTATTAATGAACAATGTTGGATTAGAAGTTGTCTTCTGGACAATACTAGCACTTTATCTTTTAACAAAATTAGGAGTGTTTAAAAAATGAAATACTCTTTTTGTGTTATATGTAACACCACCGAAAATATAGAACATCATCACATAACACCAGTATGCAAAGGTGGTGATGATCATCCACATAACTTTATTTCATTATGTGTTGAACATCATGGAATGATACATTCACTTAGACCTGGCAGTTGGGCACATAGAAAAAAACTTCAAAGAATAGGTATAAACAAAGCAAAGAAGGCAGGGAAATATAAAGGAAGAAAACCATCTATTGATCGTAAAGAACTTAACAGATTGTGGGAATCAGGCTTAAGTGCAATTGAGATAGCAAAGCAAATGAATATTAATAGAACTACTGTTTATCGCTTACTACCCAAAGAACCATATAAAAAACTTAAAAACGGACAATACAAATTATTCTAATGAAACTAACACAAGAAATCATTGACAAAATTCAAGAAGCTATGCTTCATACCAATCTCAAAGGTGAAATTAACTGGAAAGATGGTGATGATATTGAAGTACAAATTGCAGGTACTTTTGCAAAGGATAAATTTATTGTAATTAAAAATATATCAAAGAATCCTTTTG